CTGTATTCTCATCTCTTAGTCCCCAGTAAGAAGCAGATGGAAGAGCGTAGTTTGTTAAATATGCAGAAGAGGTTGTAAATGATCTAACTGGATATTTAGGTCTTGCTGACATTCTAAATCTTTGTTTTCCATTATCAACATACTTACCCTTATTATTTGTAAGGTTAATTATTGATATACTGTTTGAAAGAACTGATAAAGATCCTGTACTGTACGTACTATCATCCCATTTGAATTCCAAAGACGGTGGGTAGATAGTATTCGTGTCTGCACCGTAATATTTAAGTCGGATAGAGGATGTAGTATTATATTCTAGATCGTTAGGTAGTTTTAATATAAACCCGTTGTTACTTATTGTTCCTGTAACAAATAGTTTTATTGCTTCTGTTACATTGATGTTTACATCATTGGTAGAATTTAAAGCATGTGACTGTGTAGATTCTAGATTTACTCCATTTGAACCTGTATACCAGTTTCCTCCTCCTCCTGTTGATCCAGATAGATATGAACCTGTTGTATTTGCTGCGAACCCTGCTGTTATCCAAGCACTTGCTTCACCAGCTTTTTTATATTGCCAAGAAACTCCTGTTGTATTTATTGGGGAATCGCCAAATTTACCTACACCATTATCCCATGCTCCGTAAACCGGGTATGCATATAAGGTGTAGTTCACCGGTACTTCGTATGCATCTGCTAGATACAAAGCTAGACTAGCACTATAGGTGGCTGCTCCGATCTTGTTTGATATTACATCTTGAATTTCAGCAGTACTATACTGTATGAGTATTCTATTTGTTTCTCCCAGACCTGTTGTATCTGAGTATCCTCCTATTTCAACTATCTCATCCTTTCCAGCATTACCTGTTGGTACTTCTGATGATATAAATGTATCCTTTTCAGGAAAAATTCTGTATACTGCCATGTTATAGTGTTGTTATTCTTCCTTTAATATCTGTATCTGGGAATTTTAATTCAAATATACATGGATCATATGATGGATAAACTATATTATTTCTAGTTGCTCCTATTATATCGTATGCATATTGTGAATAGGTACCTCCTGCATTATTTACTACTTCTACCTTCTGTACTGTCTGTACTCCTTTTTCTTGATCAAGTAGTGTATATATGCTTGATAGATTAATCGGCTGATTTATACTCCATTTTGTTATGTTAAAGTGATCTTTCAACTTGTTAGTACAAGCAAGTAATACGTCTCTTCCTGAGAAGTTAGGTTTTACTATTATATCAAAGTTAACTCCAATATTTACAATAAAAGCATCCTTTATATTAACAGCATCTGATAGAATCATATATTCTGAAAGATATGTTTTTAGGTTATTTTTTAATGTACTTGTTGCAGGTATTAAATTTTTACTGTTATCGTATGCTAGTGTATACAGTGAAATTGATAGTGGATTACTGTCTATTATACTATCTGTACTACTATTTGGATTTGTTAACTGATCTTGTGTTGCATATACTTTTGCAATTGATCCATACTTGGATGCCATTGATAAAGCTCTAACTGTATAATCCTGCAATGTTACTGCTCTTCCTTGTTCGTTAAATGCTCTTAAAGAATTCTCTCTTAACTCATCTACCGTATCTCCATCTCTCCCTCCTATAGCTGCTGCTGGATTATTAAATACTACTGATGAGGTATCTCCTATTACTCCTCCTCCATATCCTACTAAAGTATTTACTGTATTTGCAGGTGCATTAGAGGATACTCCTCCTCCTACTATGTATGTAATTGTTAGAGTTGTATTTGAAGGTGCAAGTCCATATGATTTTGTTGATAAAAAGTTTGAAGGATCAAATGCATAATCAATCCTTTTTACACCCTGTATTGTTCCAAATCCTACATTAGTTGGGTCAGGTGTTAGTATTGAATCATCTTGACCTGTTATACCAGCTCCAAATTGAATCTGTAGCTGTCCTGTTGCTGTAAATCTTGTTACAAACCTTCTAGGAACTCTTTGTAAAGTTAAACTATATGGAACAGTTTGCTTGTCTGGGGTGTTATTTGTATTATCTACAAATACTGTATCCTGACCTAGAAAAGGAACTTCGTACCAGATATTACTATTACTATCAACTATCGAAAGAACTCCTATAATATCTATATCGTCAATCAGTATTGTCTTAAATTTCTCAACTGAGGTAATTACTTCAGTACTTGTTTTTACTTCTCCTGATGTAGCTTTTGCTGTTTTTGTTAATCTAAATTGGCTTGGATTTGGTCCTGATAAGGTCTCTACTGTTATATCTGTAGGGTCGTAAGAGCTTGAAAAGGTAAAATCAATAGGTTTTTCTATATAAAATTTAGACTGTCCTGCTGATGTAGACTGTAATCTTGTGTTTGGAGGAAGTACTAAAGCTTGAGTCCAGTCTGGGTTTCCTCCTGTTGCTCCTACTACTTGAGATACTTCTATGTCAACTGTAGATGGTGTTGTTATCTTAGGACGGTAACCCATCATATAAGCTAAGTTGTATAAATTAGCAGGATTTTTAGCATGTTGAATGTATGTTTCTTGTAACTGTGTATCTTGGTAGAATGATAAAACATCTCCTACATAGGCAGCCATCTCTATAAACATCATACCTGGTGATGTAGGTGAGAAGTCATTATAAGAATCTGGGAAGTAATTTTTAGCGTACTCTATTAATTGGCTTCTGAAGTCTCCAAAATCTTTATTTACATACTTTATATCTCTATCTTGAGCCATTATTGTTCGAAATTAATTAACAATTCATCTTGTATATTAGTCTGTGTAACACTGTATTTTATATAGACTGTTACTGTATTTGTGTCTGGAGATGCTACTACCTGTGTAGTATTTACTACTAGATTCGGAAACCAAGTTGAAATTTCTGTCCGCACTACTGCCTCTATTTCATCCCTTTTATCTACTGTCATTTGATCAAAAAGAAGTCTTCTTAACCCTGCTCCTAAGTTAGGATTTAAAAATCTCTCTCCTTTCTCTGTAAGAAAGTGGTTGACTAGGTTAGATTTTAATGCATCCTGTGTTGTATATGTACTGTTAAATACAGAAGTAGAAGAGAAGGGAAGACTAACTCCAACTGCTTTCCTAGGCTGTAAATCTAGTGGATTTATTTGCTGTACATTAAATGCCATTATGCTCCGAATCTTTGTTTATCTTTCTCTACTGATGCTTTATATACATCTCCTGCTCTCATCATAAAATCAAACTGAGATATGTCTAATCCCGGTTCTGGACCTTGTCTGAAATTTTCTATAGGATTCATTCCTAATCCTGGTGCTTGTACTATGTCTGATGTTGCACTCATTAGGTTTTGATATTCTCCCTGAGTCATTGAATGTTTTGTTTCATTCATTAAATCTGCAATTGGATCTCCTGTCGGTACGGGTCTTGCTACCACTGGTTTGTGTTCTGCATACTTAGTTACAACACTTTTTTGTAATATAGCCGGTTTAGTATCTTCAGAGAGAATTTTATGTAATTCCTCTCTAACTGCCTCACTTACAGCTTCTTTAATTAACTTTTTTAATAAATCTAACTTCATATTAATAAATAGTTACGTTATAATAATTGATTATCTATTCTAAATTTTATTTCATCGAGTAATACCTGTGTTGAAGAACTAAAGGAAGAAGGTCCTTTTAGTACTACTATTCCTCTATTGTCTGTTGCTGTTGCATACCTTCTAGGGGCTATATTAGGTGAGTCTGGATCTTGATAAATACCTAGTATGTAGTTCTTTCCAGTTGTACCACTTGTATGTATGTAGTTTGGATCAACATTACCTTGAGCATCTGTCGGAGTTCCTTCTGATCCTGTATTTTCTGGTGGTTGTGCTGTAGCTAGTATTTGATTCAAATCAGCAGGGTTACCTAAACTGCACTGCTGTATTGCTAAATCTATTGATGTTAATCTATTTTTTAGACTTGTTATTATTGGACCTATTGAAGCTACTATAGCTGTTATCGCTAATGCTTCCCCTAATAGTTTATCTAGTGTTTTATTTAATTTGACTAAAGCGTTACTATACTTTGCTGGTACACTAAGAGGGACCCCTACCCCTCCTGACATTGGCGGTATAATTGCTGTCGGTATTGGAATTGAGGTTATTATCTTAACTAAAGCGCTTACTATTGTTACTACTGTGGTAAGCTGTGTTGCTATTTTAGAAAACTTATCTACCCTTTTTTCAAAACTTGTTAGGTGATTAAGTAGTGTACTTCTTATCTTTATTATTTTCTGAAGTTCTTTGGAGTCAGGACATCCTGTAGAGAATTTGTTCAGTAAAGCTACTACTTGCTTCTGTATTTGAGCTACTATCTTTCCCCTTAATCCTCCTACTTGCATAGCTACAACTGCAGCTATTCCTCCCTTTACTCCTCCTGGTGTTTTTTGCAGTGCTTGGGTTTCCTTTATTTTCTGCTTAAGTTCTTTTGCTTTTTTAGCTAAGTCTTCTGCTTTCTTTTTTGTAGCCTCTATCTTAGCCTTATCCTCTTGAAACTTTTTCTGAGCTTCTCTAGCCTTTGCTACTGAAGATTCTGCTGCAGCTTTACCTGCTTCTGCTTGTTGTACTTCTCCTGCCATTATTCTGTAAATACTTTTTTAGATTGAAATAATATTAGTTGAGTTTTTAGTGACTTAACTACCGCATCTAATTCCGGTCCTGCTGCGTTTAGGGTAGGGACTGGTCCTCCTGTTATAGATGTTGCTGAAGCCATAGCAGATGCTACACTACTTAGGGTGTCTAGTAGGGTCGTTAACCAGTTTTCTAGTTGAATACCTAATACTACTGGTTCCCTATTGCTCGAGGTTCTTGCTACCTTTCCTAGGTAAATCTTCTTTGCATCAATACATGCATATTCACTTGCATCAAAATTTAAAGTTCTAGCATTTAATCCTACAGATTCTTTAGCAGAGAGGAGTATTGAATCTTCTTTTGCATTAAAGAAAAGTCTTCCTCCGTTTATGATTACTTGATTTCCTATGTATTGATTTGATCCTAAAGGAGCTATGTCATAAGAATCTCTCTTAGTATTAATTGCTATTAAGTCGGATTTGTGATCTGATAAAAAGTATAATGAGTTTGGATCTTTATTAATATCCTCTACTATATGGTCTATTCCGTTATCAGTCTTTATCTGTCCGTTACTTATAAGTATATATGGTTTAGCGTTATTACTTTCATCAACTAATTTATTTTTTGGAGACATATTTCCCCCTATCCTTATAGATTGACCGTGTCTCCCTTCTATTAAAGTATCTCCAGGGAATGGATACAGTGGATTAATATCAGAAAGTTCTTTTACGTCCTTACCCAGTATTGTACTTATATCTGTATTAGGTTCAGGTAAAGCGTTATGATGTGGACTTCCCCATAGATTTACAACTGTTGAATAGTACATATCTCTTGTACTTACGTTACTCTGTATATCTGAGGTTGGCCCTTGTATTAGTATAACTACTTCGTTTAGTAGTGGAAATTGCTGTATGTTTCCGTGAAGTGGAAGTGCTGGAAATTCCGTTGCTGTAGTCTCTTTTTCAGAGGTGATATCTCTATACAGTATTGTACCTATAGGTAGTATATTTCCGTTACTATCTTTTATCTCTGTACTTTCGTCTAAAGATATCTTTAATACCCTACCAAATAAGGAAGCACCTTGCTGAGTACCTCCTGAGTTTTGAGATTGGACTATTCCTCCTATCTTACTCCCTAAAAAGTAATTATTTCCAGTCATTACTCTGTATCTTTTTTATCTAATTGCTTTCCAAGCTCTTCACTCTGTTCCATTAGCTTTGCAAGTTCTTCAGGGTTAAAAAAGTCTGATTCTGATCCTTTTCCTCCTCCTTCAAGTCTTTGAACAAGTGCTACCATTTTAATAAGATGTTCATCATTCTTTACTCCAACCTCTAAATATTCTTTTATCATAGGAACAACTAAAGTTGCATCTCCTATATTCTCAACAAGAGGTTTCAGTTCCCCAATAAGAGCATTAATTTGTTTATCCTTATTTCGAGAATTATCGTAAATTTCTTTTAAAACATCAGAAACTGTCTTTTTTCCAAATATTGTTGTCTCTAATCCCATAGTCTATTTATTATATAAATATCTGAAGATATGTTATTGAATAGTAAA